CAGTCTCTCAGGAGGTGACCACAGGAGACAATGTCACCTTCTCCGCGAACGCATCCGGCAACCCGGCCGTCGAGTGGACGTGGACGAAGGATGGCGTGACCATCCCGGGCGCTACCACTCGTTTCTTGACGCTCACGTCGGTGACCGATCTGGACGAGGCAGTCTATGTCGCGATTGCGACCAACACCCAAGGGACCGCGTCAAGCACGGGCGCGGCGCTGGTCGTCAACCCGCCGGATGTCGGCGACACGACGCCCCCGAGCCCGAACCCGAGCACCATCGCCAGCGCGACGCCCAATTCCTCGACGCAGATCACGGTCGTCGCCACGACGACGGTCGATGTCGTCTCGCCGCCGGTCGAATACAACCACGCGATCAATGGCACGTACCAGGGCTGGCAGATCAGCGCGACCCGCATTTTCTCCGGCCTCACGCCGGCCACGACTTACTCATTCCGGGTGAAGAGCCGGGATGCGGCGGGCAATGAAACCACGCAATCGGACGCGCTCGATCGCACGACGGATGCCGCATCCTCTGCTGCCTCGCCGCTCGGCAATCGCGGCAGCCGTACCTTCGCCGTCGGGATCCTCTGACCATGCTGACGATCATCCTCTTCTTCGCAGGTCTCGGCGCTGGATACTGGCTGGCGACGGCAACCATGCGCCCGAGTCGGTGGCGCGTCGAGTTGCCGCCCGAAGACGTGGACCGCGGGCCAAATGCCGACCAAAGCTACCGGGCCGTGATGCTGGGCGGGCACGATTACTGGTTCACGGCTAAGGAGACGGCCAACGCAAGCGAGAGGGCGATCAAGTATTCGCGATGAAGACCGCTGTTCTCATTGCTCTTTCGATGGCGCTGGGCGGGTGCTCCATCTTTCCGCGTGCGCCGAAGATCCAGATCGGAGACGCGAAGGTCGAGGCCCCGCGCGACGCAGGCAAACCGGCCACGCTGGACAAGGGCGAGGTGCGGACCGCGTTCGAGATCCCGGCGCAGACGCTCATGCGCGTGGAAGAGATCGCGCCGACGCCAGCTACGGACACCGCGCCAGCACGGCCCGCGGTCAAGCTCACGACTTTCTCTTTCGGCGCGCCGACGCACTTTGAGCAGGTGGCCTCTACGTTGCTGGCCTCGACCGGCACGGTTGACACAAGCGTCGCGAAGAAGCGTATCGAGACGGAGAGCAAGGCCCCGCTCCTCTACGCGGCCATTGGCGCAGGCGTCGCCGCAGTGGTCTTCATGGTGCTCAAGTGGCCGACCGTCGCCCTCCTGTGCGGCATCGGCTCTGGCGCATTCTTCGCCGCGTGGCGCCTGGCCGACATTCCGTGGTGGGCCGGCCTGATCGCCCTTACTGCCGGCGGCGCCCTGATGCTGGGATACAAGCGCGCCGAGTGGGATGTGAACGGAGACGGCATCCCGGATCGTTTTCAAAAACCCAGCACTCCGACTCCCACAGCATGAGCGCCGAAACCACTCCCCGCGTGAAGACATCAATCGCCACCTGGCTGTCCATCCTCGGTGCCATAGCTGCGGTGGTCGGTTCGTATACGCTCGCGCAGTCGCAGATTGCCGACCATGACAAGCGGATCATTCGTCTTGAGATTCGAGACGAGCAGGCGAGGAAGGACCTCGCCACCATGCGCGAGCTACTCGTCCGCATCGATGAGCGCACGGTCGAAATCAAGCGGAAGCAGGACCAGCAGGCCCGCTGACCCATGCCGACCCTCTTCCACGACATCGCGAGCCCGGTTGACGCCGTCCTCGTCCTGGTGCGTCACGACTGGGCCGCAGCTTGCCAGATCAAGCCGCGCTTCTCGACGCAGATCGCGACCGCCCGCACAGGGCTTGAAAGCCGGGCGCCCGAATTTGCGCTCCCTCGCTGCGACGCCGTCCTCTCCTACTCGCTGAACGCAGCCGAGGCCGTCGAAATCGGCATCGAGACCATCGCCGCCAGCGTCGCCATCCTCGGCGCCCTCTCCGCATGGATGGTGATCCCGTGGCGCGTCGGCTCGCTGGAGAAGCGACTCGAGGCGCTGGAGGCCAATGAGCGCGACCACTCCAGCCGCATGGCCGTGGTCGAGACGGAGCTCAAGAACATCAACGCCATCGTCACCCGCATCGAGCGAGTGCTGACCGACGGGCGTGGGTCGCCGCACGGGAACGAATAACCATGAACACCGGCCAACTCGATCGCCTGATCACCGTGCAGAGCCTCGCCGAAACGCGAGACTCCGGCGGCGGTGTCGTGTCCACGTACACGAGTCTGCCGACGCAGATCTGGGCTCGGCGCGTTGACCGTGGCGGCCGGGAGTTCCGCACTTCCTCCGCGCTGAATGCCGAGGTCACGTCGATCTTCTCGATTCGCAGCTGCGCCGGCTTGACCACTAAAAACCGGTTCATCGACGGAGGAATCACCTTCGATCTCGTTTACGTGCAGCCACCCCAGCGCAGCGGATTTCAGGAGATCCAGGCGAAAGCCGTCAACCCATGACCTTCGAAGCACGCATGGCGGCTTATCTAGCAGACAGCACCATCACGGCGCTCGTCTCGACGCGCGCCTACGCGGTCAGCGGCGGTGAGCAGGTTGCGCTCCCGTATCTCGTTTGGCAGCGCATCGCGAGCGACGGCACCGACACCCACGACGAGGACGATGCGAAGCTCGAAGAGATCACCGTGCAGGTCTCGTGCTTTGCCAGCACCCACGCTGCCGCGGTCGCGCTTCGCCGCGCCGTCCGCGCCGTCATTGCGCGGAATCACGCCGCAGGCCCGGCCACCGCGAGCAACCTCCAAGACCTCGGCCACGACGACGACCGGCGCGCATTCGGCGTATCGATCGACTTCGCCATCTGGCACGACGACTCGACGGCGTAGCCCGACACTTTCAGTCCGACAAAACTCAACCACCGCTAAAACATCATGGCCCAAAAGAAAGCCGCCAAAGGAACCATCCTGGCATACGAGTCCGCAACCGGGCCGTCTGTCTGGAGCACCATCCCCGCTGTCGGGGATTTCGACCTGCCGCTCATCGGCACCAAAGACGAGATCGACATCACCTCTCACGACAGCACCTCGGAAGAGACGATGCCCGGAATTGCCCGCACGCCGTCGATCAGCGTGCCGATCATCACGTGGGACGGTACGGACACGCACCACGCAGCAATGCGCACACGTGCCGCTGCCGACACGCTGACCAACTTCAAGATCACCCACACCGACACCAAAGTCTCGACGTTTTCGGGTTACGTGAAAGGCATTACGCTTGGCCACCCGGTCAACGGTGCCTTTGGCGCGACCATTGAGATCAAGATCACGGGCGCGGTCACCTACACCTAAGCATGCCTCCGCTTTTCACAAAGGTCGCGATCGGTGGCCAGGTGGTTCAGCTCCGCGTCGCCGAGGAATTCGAGTGGCGGAAAGACACGCTCGAAAATCCGTCGTGGCTCGATGAGGACCGGAACCCGCGTATCCGCATGGCGTGTCTTTTGTGGTGCATGCTGGACGGTGCGCCCAAGGGACTCGCCACGGTCCGCGACGTGTGGGCCGCCTACGGATCAGCAAAGAACCAGGACGAGATTGACGCTGCGATCCTCCAGGCATGGCAGCTTGCACACCCGCCCAAGGAATCAAAAAACGCCGATGGCTCGACCGCATCGCATTCGGTGCCGTCGAGCTAGGCATCAAGCCTGATGACTACGGAACGCAATCAGCCGGGATCGTTCGGGCGATGGAGCGTGCGTGGGTCAGGCGGGAGCGCCGCGAGTCGGAGCGTTTCGCGGTTGTCGCCTACTGCGCAGCCGCCGCCGCTGGATCGAAGGTAACGCTGGAAGAGATCAGGGCCATGATGCCCGCATATCAAGGAATCGAAGAAGAGGATGGCCAATAAAGGCACAGTCAGGATTGAGGGCGCTGCCGAGCTTTCGGCCATGCTGAACGCAATTCCCCAAGAGTTGCGCAAGGACATCATCACGACCGCCGTGCGATCTGCCGCATCTCCACTGGTGAAGGCTGCCAAGGCCATGGCAGTGACTTCGGTGGACACCGGCGCGCTGCGGAAATCCATCGGCTTCGTTGTCCGAAAGTACAAGTCAGGCGTGAATGCGGTCGCCGTCGTTGGCCCGCGTCGCGGGTACTACCGCAACGGAAGGAAGCTCGGGACCAAGGCCAGCCGAAAAGGCGCAGACTCCCCGGCGAAGTATGCGCACCTCGTTGAGCACGGCCACGTGTCGCGGAACGGTTCTTTCGTGGCGGGGCGCCCCTTCCTGCGGCCGGCTGTCGCGGTCGCTGGTTCGCAGGTCAAGAACGCTCTGATTGAGGGCGTCGGCAAGGGTATCGAGAAAGTCAGGGCAAAGCTCATCAAGCGCGGAATACACAAGGCTTAACCATGGCTTCCATCGGCAATCTATCGGCCACGATCACGGCCAACGGCCAGCAGTTCATCAACGAGTTCAAGCGCGCAGACAATCAGGCGCGCAGGACTTCTGCGTCCATCGCCACCTCGGCCAGCAAGATGTCTGGCGCGTTCGCTCGCGGCGGGTTGAAAGCGCTCGGACTGGCAGAGATCGCCGGCTCAGTGCGCAATGAGGTTCGGTACATCCTGACGGAGTTCGATAAAATCAAGGGCATATCACCTGAGACGAAAGACTCCCTCCACGCATTCAACTCGTCGATAAGCGACCTGCGTGAGAACGTGCGCGGCCTGGCGGCTGAGGCGCTGGCGGGCTTCGCCAACTTCGGCAGCAATATCGGGTACACGATAGGCGAACTGGTTTACGGCAAGGAGGCCGCCGACGCTGCCCGCAGCCAGGGCGAAACCGATGCGCGTCGAGCACGAGAACTCGAAGCGGCGAAGAAGACTGCCGAGGAGGTCAAAAAGCTCACGGAGGAAATGCGCGAAGCCGAAAAAGCCGCAGGCGCAGCAATGGCCGGCATCACCGGTGCCATGCTGGAACCGGCCGAACAGGCAGAGGCGCTCAACGCGAAGCTTGGGCGAACGATGATGCTGCTTTCGTCTGCCGACGGCTCGACGCCCGAGGGTATCAAGGAGCGCATCAAGCTTTTCGGAGACTTGACGAACACCGCGTCATCCCTCGTGCGCGTGAACAACACGATTGCCGAGCAGATGCGGGAACAGCAAAAGCTCGCTCGCGAAGTGGGCGGCGAGCTGGCCGGTTCACTTGAGAACGCTGTTTTTTCGGGAGGCAAGCTGCGCGACATGCTGAAGGGGATACTCGACGACATGCTAAGGCTGTTGTTCCGCAAGGCTATCACGGAGCCACTGGCTGGCGCGATAGCCGGAGGCTTTGGAAGTCTCTTTGGCGGCGCTCGCGCGGCGGGCGGACCGGTAAGCAGCGGCTCTGCTTACCTTGTGGGCGAGCGCGGGCCGGAGATTTTCGCCCCGAGTTCATCCGGCACAATTGTGCCAAATGGGAAGCTTGCAGGTGGAGGTGCTCGGAACGTGTACAATATCGACGCACGCGGGGCCTCAGTTGATGCAGTGAAGGAACTTCGCGCCATGATGTCCGCGATGAACGCCAGCATTGAGCCGCGATCCGTGGCGGCAGTGCGCGACGCAGACCGCCGGAGGAAATAACCATGGCCACGATCTCGCTTCCTAGCTCGACAGCCTGGCGTGATGTGACGCCGACCCACACGCGACTCGCGGGCGAACGCTCCTCGCCCTATACCGGGGCAACCACTCAGCACGATTGGGGCGTGGAGACGCAGACCTTCGAGTTCAGTGTGCCGCCTTGCAAGCAGACGACGGGGCTTCTGTGGGCTGAGGCGCTGCGCGAGCTGGCGATACCGGGAAACACATTTGTTGCTGACGTTTCCCGATATGTCGGCACCGGCACGGCCGACAAGACCGCGCTGACTATGCGGCTCGTGCGCGGCTCCGTGCGACACTACGTGGACAGCCAGAAGATTCACACGATCAGCTTCACGGCCACCAAGAACCTATGAGCCGAGACATGACATCAGCGATGCAGAGCGCGCTTGCGGCGCCTGTTGTCAAGCCGGCCATCATCGTGCGTCTCGACTTTGCAACGGGCGCAGTGCGGGTTCACAGCGGCGTCGGGAACCTCTCTTTCAATTCCGAGACGTACACCGGCCTCGGCGCCCTTGGTGCTGTCGCCGACATCGTCGAGACCATCGACGGATCGAGCAACACCTGCGATCTACAGATGGTCGCTTCATCCGCGTTGATCGCGCTTGCCTTGGGTGAGATCGGCGGCGCCCGCGGCCGACAGGGGCGCGTCTGGTTTGGCTCCTACGACCTCTCCACCGGGCTCCTGATCTCCGACCCGATCATGCGATACAGCGGCGTCATCGGCACAATCTCGCACGACGACAACGGCGAGACGGGCAAGCTGGTGATCGGCCTCGTCGATGAGACCGGCGACCAAGAGCGGCCACGGACGCGCTACTACAACATGGCCGATCAGCAGCGAGTCGACCCAACCGACACGTCGATGAAGGGCGTGGTCGATCTGCCAAACAAGCAACTCAACTGGGGCAATTCCAAGGTGTTCACCGGCAACCCGCGCAGCGATGGCGGCGGTGGCGGCGACTCCACGAGCGACCAACTATGATCACGCGTCCCGAAAACTGGCCGGACCTCCTTGCCAATCACCTCCAATCCTGGCGGTGGAAAGAGTTCACCTGGGGACAGACAGACTGCGTGCACTTCTGCGCCGACTGGCTGGCGGTCATCGGGTACTCGAATCCATTGGCCGGGCTCCCCAAGTGGGAAAGCGCCCTCGGTGCGGCTCGCGTGTTCAACGCTCTTGGCGGATTCGAACACTCGGTGCAGGCGCAGATGGCGGCGCTCGAATGCCCTGAGATTCCGC